TTTCCTTACGACTAGCCTTGACCTTATCCACCTCTTCGCGGAACCGATCCAGTGCATTGCCCTTGCTGGCGAGTGCGCTGTAAATCCGTTCCTCAATTTTGCAGCTTGCCCATAGATGGATGTAGGTCACTTTTCGGCTTTGGCCGATGCGATGATTTCGATCTTCCGCTTGCAGGTGTTCGGCGTACTTAAACCCGCTAGCGTAGAAAATCACGAAGGCGGCGCGGGTTAAATCCAGTCCATGCCCGCCTGCCGCTTGTGTGGCAATCAGCAACCGCGATTGGCCGCCATTCCATCGGGATAGTTCGCTATTGCGGGCCGACTCGGATAACGCGCCATGAAACAAGGCAGCATCAGGATAGGCGGCGGCAATTTGGCGGATGCAGTGATGGTATTTCGCCCAAATCACCACCGGCTCATCAGGCGGAATATCGTTGATCAGGGTTTTCAGCAGCGAAAGCCGGAAACTGGATAGCGCCTGTTCATTCCACGCATCCCAGCCACAGATAATGGATTGCAAGGCGGTAAATAGGCGAAATATCGGGATACTGGATTGCCATTGACTCCCCTCGTCATACGTCATTACGTCATCGTAAAACCGCTGTTTAGCGGCTACATAGGCAACGTCCTGTTCAATGGTTAGCTGGCAATAGCGATGCAGATGAATTTTGTCGGGAAGGTCCAGGCATTCCTCTTTCGTGACCTGATAAACGTAGGGGCGAATCTTGGCGGCAATCCATTCCTTGTTATGCGCCCGCACAATCCGCCCCTTGTAGCGGTCGCTGTATTCAAGATGATTAGCGGCAAATGAATACCAGGATCGGTAGCCCAGGATTTTCGGGGACAGAAACAGCATTTGGCTGAATAAATCCTCAACGCCCTGGCTAATCGGCGTCCCCGTCAGAATCAGCCGATAGCGGGCCTGTTCCGCTAATTGGGTAATGCGATTCGTGCGCTTGGCGCGGTGGCCTTTGATGTAGCTGCTTTCGTCCACCACCACCATGCAGCGATCCGTGATCAGTGCGCGGGCCGTACAAACCACGCGGGCGCTGCTGCCCATAGATTCCAGGCCGATGATGTGCCAGAACGCGGGCGGGCAATTGCGCTCGTTGGTGCGGTCGCTGAACACATGGATGTCATCGGCGCTGCAATCCGTGTGCAGTGCGATTTGGCGGCGGATGGTTTCCTTGAGACTGACCGGGCAGAACCACAATACCCGGTCAATCTTAGTTGCCCGCAGCCGCGCTAACTCCATCGCAGTGCGGGTTTTTCCGGTGCCCATGTCCATGAACAAGGCGCCAACGCGGGCCGGTAGCAACTTGGCGACTGCTTCCCGCTGATGCGGGAGCAGGGCGGTTTTAGTCGAGAAGGTCATGCGATGCCATTCTTTATAAAGTCGACACATTCCTTGAAGTGAGTCAGGGATGACGAACGACCCCGCCGGTTTAAGCCATTGCGTAGGGCCTGGGTTCCGCGCCAGCCAAAAGGCGTTGCGCGGAAGGCCCGAAGCAGGGCGTCCGGCGGAATGAACTGCCGTCGCCGCCGTTTTTTTCGTTAAGCGGTCGCATAAGCAAACCCGTCGTTGCGCTGAATGAGATGAAAGTTTTTCCAGGACGCGCTGATCGTGCCTGCTGACGTTTTTATATCCAGCGTTCCGGTAGCGCGAATCCCGGCCAAGCGAGCGGTATAGGTTCCTGCGTATTTCCCTTTCGGCTGGATCAGTTTCACGAGGTCGCCGGTTGAAAAGCCGTGAACCCGCTTAATCCGCCCGGCCCTTCCGCGTGGGAACCCAAATTTGTCGGTGCGAACCACCTGATGCTGGCCGCGTCCTTTCGCGGTGATGACCAGCGGCTTCATCCGTTCGCGGATAACAACCTGTTCGCCGGATTCGCCCACACACGCGGCATCCATCCAATGGTCTTTGGCGTAGTGCTGCTGCGTCCGATTGAACTTCGTGCGTCCGCCGCTTCCGGTTGTTACCGGCATCTGCTCTTTAAGACGGTTGACCAAAGTCCATCGGCTCGCATTGACGGCTGCGGCATCTTTAAGCGGCGCTTTCGCCTGCGCTTGAATGCGTTTGAGTAGATCGGGTTTGCCTTTCAGAAATTCAGCAATCGGCTGACTGCCCTTGCTCTGATTACACGGTGGACAGGCCAGCGTCAGATTCGAGACGCGGTTGCTTCCGCCTGCGGCGCGGGGCTGGATATGCTCAATTTGCAACGGCACGTCTTTCTTCCCGCAATAGGCACAGGTGCGATGCCATTTCTCCAGCAGATATTCCCGGACTTCATAGCCTGCGAGTTCACCCTGCTGATATTCGGTTCCGCTGATTTCAGGGTGTTGCATCTTCTGCATATCGAACTTAACAAGTTCAACCGTCGCCTCGGTGAGCGGGCAACGAGCCGCCAGGCGGTGAATGACGGACTCGGTATTTCTAACCCGGCTTTCTACGGACGGCGGTAGCCAACCGGCTTTTCGCATGCGATTCAGAAACCGGGCTTGCCGATAACGGGTATTTCGCCCACGGCGGCCCCGACGCAGCGAACGACGGGATTCAAGGTTGTTCTTGATGGCTTGGCCGCGATGATTCAGGTTTGCGCCGAACAAAACGACCGCGCCCTGCTGTTCAAAGTGTCCCACCAAGGCGATGCCCGTGGTTTTGCTGCCCGGATCAACTTTCACTTCAATCGGCTGCACCTCGCCCGTGTCCCGATGGTTCAGGATGATCGTGAACGGCTGCATCCGATAAACAGCGGCCCGGCCAGCGGTCAACAGCTTGCGCGCCCGTGCCGGACGAGTCGGCATTAACGGCGTCTTGGTAGCGCTAAGCACAAAGACGGAATTCATGGGTTTACACCCTCTCGAAATCGGTAACGGCCATCTCGCCCGGACTGCAAAGGTCGTTCAGTCGCAGCGTTCGCGCATTCACCGCTTCGCGCAGCATCGCTTTTGACGATAGAGCTACAGACTGATGGAGCATCTGTAGGTATCTCGCTTTCGCTTCACTTTGCATCGTTGATTCTCTAGTTAAGAATGGGCTGGTTAAGTCTCATGTGGATTTGGAGTCGTCAGGGATGACGGCAACAAATCCACACGGCGGCGACTCAACTTGCTCCAGGTAGGCGAAGTTGCATAACAGCGGGCGCTGCTGCTCGAAGGCCACCAGGGCGTAGTCGCCCCAGACTTTGATGACGCGCCCGAGCTGCCAGCCGACGAGGCTTTGCGCCGCTCTCGGCGAGTAAGCACCCTCCGGCGGGCAAAACCGTACCCATTGGCCTGGCGTGAACGACCGCCAGGCGGGCAGCGGATTTTCATCAATGTAACGGGCGCGGTTCTCGCGCTTGATCGGCATTTTCAGTACCACCAGGGGATGTCTGGCAGCAACGCCCCGTCAATCCGGCTGGCGAAATGGACCGGCTGGTCCATCGCGGCGGCGAGCAGGCAGTGCAGATAGACCTGCCACCAAAACCATTGAGGGCGATGCGATGTGTTCAAAGCCACCCCGCCAGCGACAGTACGCCAAGGATTACCACCATCGCTGCCCCGGCGACGACCCCGGCGCAAATCCGCGCCGGAAGTTCGTGGGTAAGGGGCGGCAACAGCACGGCGGGCCGCTGCACGTCGCGGCGGCGGGTCGCCATCGGCGACTTCCATTCGCCGTTCAAACCAGCCACCACGCGATGGTGGCCCCTTCGGGCAGGGTCGTTGCGCCCTCCGGCAGGCGCGGCCCCTGAAGCTGACCGATCAGGGCGAACACGCCGGATTCCGGGCCGCCGGGGAGCTTGACGCTCACCCGGTTGACGGTGATTTCCCGGCCCAGCAGGGCCGAGAACAGAGCGGCGGTGTCGGCATGGCCGACTGCGGAGACGATCTCCGCGTTGAAATCGTCGGCGGCGGCTTCCAGCCACCGGAAGGCAGCCGAAGTGCTGCCGTCGCCGCCGCACAGACGGGGGATGCGGGGCGATCCGTAAACGGCATCGCCCGGACGGCGGGCTTGAACCTCGCCGTCCAGCATGGACAGCGAGAACGCATTGCAAATAAAGATTTTCATCAGTATCTCCGAAAAAGCCCGCCCCAGCGCGGGGCGGGAAAATCACCAAGAGGAGGTTTGGCCCGCTGCCCTCCGCCAGGCTAGGCGTCTCAAGGGCCAGCCCAGGGAGGGCGGCGGGTTGAGGGCAAACTACACAAATCGTGTAATAAAGTCCAGCACAAATCGTGTAAAATTTTAACTAGATTTTAATAATGGCAGAAAAAATCACATCACAACCACACACCGTCTATTAAAATAAAAAATAATAGTGTTAAATGTGTTGCATGTAGGCAACACTACATATCAAGCAAGCAACAAAAAACCCCGCCGGGGCGGGGTTGGGATAGAATCTTGGGCTACCTACCTACGTTGTCGTCTCCGTTCACGGCCAATCTGCGGACTCAACTCGCCACTAATTTGCCCGCCGCTCCAACTGCCGATGCGCCCGCTTGGGGCTGGGGCTGGGGCTGG